CAACCACTAAATATAAACATTTCCAAGTATAGTAATACTGGAAGCAATTCACAAATAATCAAATAATAAATATGGCAGAGTCTGGCATTAAAAGTTATTTCCCGAGTCAAACAGTTAGTGATGCTGAGAAGCTAAGCTATGATTATGGTTTGAAAGTAGGTAAGGCAATAGAGCAAGAGTGGTTTAACGACGATAGAAACATGGGTAGATATAGATCTAATCATGCTGATTTTCATAATTTAAGATTGTACGCTAGAGGTGAGCAGTCTATTCAAAAATATAAGGATGAGTTATCTATAAACGGTGATTTGTCCTATTTAAATTTAGACTGGAAACCAGTTCCAATTATATCTAAGTTTGTAGACATAGTTGTTAATGGTATGGCTGAAAGAGTTTATGATATAAAGGCATATTCGCAAGATCCACACGGTTTGAAAGAAAGAACTGATCACGCAGAAGCTTTGCTTTCTGATATTAAGATGAAAAAGTTCAACGCTTTAACGGCTTCTTTTGGAATGGACACTACAAGAAGTAATGAGGTTAATCTACCAGAAACCCCAGAAGAAGTAGAGCTTCACATGCAGCTCAACTACAAGCAAGCGGTTGAAATAGCTCAAGAACAAGCTTTAAATGTTTTGTTTGAAGGAAACAATTACGAACTAATAAAAAAGAGATTTTATTACGATTTAGCTGTTCTTGGTATAGGTGCTGTAAAAACTTCTTTTAACACTTCTGAAGGCGTTACTATAGATTATGTTGATCCAGCTAACTTAGTGTACTCATATACAGATTCACCGTATTTTGAAGATATATACTACGTTGGTGAAGTAAAAAATATCCCAGTAAATGAATTAGCAAAACAATTTCCTCATTTATCTGAAAGTGATCTAGAAGATATAATGAAAAATAAATCTTATCACAGATCTAACTATAGCTCTAGACACAACTACGACAAAGAAGACAATAACACTATTCAGGTTTTATACTTTAACTACAAAACCTATATGAACGAGGTTTACAAAGTTAAAGAAATGGCTACGGGTGCTGAAAAAATAATACCAAAAGATGATTCTTTTAATCCGCCACAAGAAAAAGAAGGTGGATATAGCAAGGCGTTAAGGTCTATTGAATGCCTTTATGATGGAGCTATAATTCTTGGTACTGATAAATTGCTTAAATGGGAAATGGCTAAAAACATGATGCGTCCTAAAAGTAATTATACTAAGGTAAAAATGAACTACTCCATAGTTGCCCCGAGAATCTACAACGGTAAAATAGACTCGTTAGTAAAACGCGTTACTGGTTTTGCCGATATGATTCAATTAACGCATCTTAAGTTACAGCAAGTAATGTCAAGAATGGTTCCAGATGGTGTTTATTTAGATGCTGATGGTTTAGCTGAAGTTGATTTAGGTAACGGAACCAACTACAACCCACAGGAAGCTTTAAACATGTTCTTCCAAACAGGTTCTGTTATTGGAAGAAGCTTTACAAGTGAAGGAGATCAAAACCCAGGCAAAGTACCTATTCAAGAGATCACGTCTGGGTCTGGTGGTAATAAAATGCAAGCTCTTATTGGTAATTATAATTATTACTTACAAATGATAAGAGATGTAACCGGACTTAACGAAGCTAGAGATGGTGGTATGCCAGATAAAAACGCCTTAGTAGGTGTTCAAAAACTTGCCGCAGCAAATTCAAACACAGCAACAAGACATATACTACAAGCAGGCTTGTTTTTAACCGCCGAAACAGCCGAATGTTTATCTTTAAGAATATCTGATATTATAGAATACTCTCCAGCAAAAGAAGCGTTCATACAATCAATAGGAGGTAGAAACTTATCTACCTTAGAAGAACTTAGTGAAATGCATTTGTATGATTTTGGAATATTCTTAAACTTAATGCCTGATGAAGAAGAAAAAATGATGTTAGAAAACAATATACAAGCGGCGTTACAGAAAGGTGGTATAGAGTTGGAAGATGCTATTGATCTTAGAGAAATTAAAAACATAAAACTTGCAAATCAATTGCTAAAAATAAGAAGATCTAAAAAACAAGAAAAAGATAGACAACTTCAATTAGAAAATATTCAAGCTCAAGCAGATTCTAATACTAAGGCTGCTCAAGCCGCTTCTCAAGCTGAAATACAAAAAAACCAAGCTTTAGATCAAAGCAAAGCTCAGTTAGAACAAATGAAAGCTGAGTTAGATACTGCTAAAATGCAACAGGAAGTTGAGATGAAAAAAGAACTTATGGCTTTAGAATTTCAATACAACATGCAGCTTAAAGGTGTAGAAGTTGGTGGAATAAAAGAAAGAGAAAAGCAAAAAGAAGATCGTAAAGACGAAAGAACAAAGATACAAGCAACACAACAATCAGAGATGATTGACCAAAGAAATAGTGGAAAACCACCTAAAAACTTTGAGTCCGCAGGTAATGATATACTAGGTGGAGGATTTGATTTAGGTTCGTTTGACCCTAGTTAGAATTATTAATTATTATTATATTATATTATGGAAGAAGAAAATGAAAAAGTAGTCGAAGAGACTACCCAAGAAACGACTGAACAAGTTGTTGAAAGTAAATTTGAATCTGCTGGAGACGATAGTGTTATTAAAGTAGATTTAAACAAACCAACAGAACCAAAGCAAGATGAAGTTAAAGAAGATAACGCTGACGACAGCGGAGTGGTTGCAGAGTCTGAAAATGCCGAGCCCACACAAGAACAAGAAGAAGTACAACCGGAAGCTGAAACACAAGAAACTCCAGTATTAGAAGAAATTACTGAAGAAGAAGTTGAAGAGGTTGAAGAACAGGTTGAAGAAGCTATAGCAGAAGCTGAGGCTACTGGAAAACCATTACCAGAAAATATCCAAAAGTTAATGGACTTTATGGAAGAAACTGGAGGTGATTTAAGCGATTATGTAAAACTTAATCAAGATTATAGCAAACTAGATGATACAGCTTTGTTAAGAGAATACTACAAACAAACAAAACCTCATTTAGATAACGAAGAAATTAACTTCCTTATGGAAGACACGTTCTCTTACGACGAAGATGTAGACGACGATAGAGATATACGTAGAAAGAAATTAGCGCTTAAAGAGCAAGTTGCCAGCGCTAAAAGCCACCTAGACGGGCAAAAGTCTAAATACTATGACGAGATCAAAGCTGGAAGCAAGCTCACTGAAGAGCAGCAGAAAGCTGTAAATTTCTTTAATAGGTACAACAAAGAGTCAGAAGCAACTCAAAAAACAGTTAAAACAAACTCTGATATTTTCACACAGAAAACAAATAATGTTTTCAACGACAAGTTCAAAGGTTTTGAATATAACGTCGGTGACAAAAAATACAGGTTTAATGTAAACAACGCTGAAGAGGTTAAAAACACTCAGAGCGATATAAGCAATTTTACCAAAAAGTTTTTGGACAAGAACTCTGCTTTAACAGACGCTAAGGGTTATCATAAATCTCTATATACAGCGATGAATGCAGACGCTGTTGCAAAACACTTTTACGAACAAGGAAAAGCAGATGCTATGAAAAATAGTATTGCTAAAGCCAAAAACGTTGATATGAACCCAAGACAAAGTCATGGGGTTATAGATGCTGGAGGTATAAAAGTAAAAGTGTTAGGTGAAAGTTCTTCTGATTTTAAGTTTAAAATTAAAAATAAATAAAAATTTAAAATTACAAAATTATGGCAATTACAAATGGACCATTGTTAAATACCGTGCCTTCTGCAAGGAAGTATACGTTAGCTGACAATTATCTAGACTTAGCGTCTACAGCAAATGAAGGCTGGGCGCAACAATATGTACCAGATCTAATGGAAAAAGAAGCTGAAGTTTTCGGACCGAGAACTATATCAGGATTTCTTTCACAAGTTGGAGCTGAAGAAGCGATGACTGCTGACCAAGTTGTTTGGTCTGAGCAAGGTCGTTTACACTTATCTTACAAAGGACACATTGAAGATAAAGATGCTACAGGTGGTGGTGACATTACTATTGAAGCTGATATTGATGGTGTTACTACTGATATAGCTAGTCATGGTATTAGAGTTAACGATACGGTTATCGTTGCAAACTCTGAGGCTGTAACAAAATGTTTAGTTATAGAAGTTGCGAACGCTGTTATTACAGTTTCTCCTTATAACTTTATTACTTTAGAAGCTGCTGGTTTTGCTACTGAAAACGGTACTCAAGATACTACTATATTAGTTTATGGTTCTGAGTATGCAAAAGGTAAAAATTACTTAGCTGCTGATGGTTCTACTGCTACTGATCAAAGAGGTGCTAACGAGCCAAGATTCAAATCTTACAACAACAAGCCAATCATAATGAAAGATTACTTTGAAGTTTCAGGTTCTGATGCTTCTAGAATTGGTTGGGTTGAAGTTTCTTCTGAAGGCGGTGCTTCTGGATACTTATGGTATTTAAAAGCTGAAGCTGACACAAGAGCTCGTTTTACTGATTATATTGAAATGGCAATGTTAGAAGGTGAAAAGAACGATGATACTGCTTCTGGTGTTGAGCTTTTAGTAGATAGTTTTTTAACTGCTGATGGTGATAAGTTTGGTACTGAAGGTTTATTCGCCGCTATTGAATCAAGAGGTAATGTTACTACTGGTGTTACTGGTGTTAATGCTGCTACTGATTTAGCTGAATTTGACGCTATCTTAGCTGAGTTTGATAAGCAAGGTGCTATTGAAGAAAACATGATGTTTGTAAACAGAGCTACTTCGTTAGCAATGGATGACATGTTAGCTTCTATGAATTCTTACGGAGCTGGTGGTACTTCTTACGGAGTATTT